TCCATACAAACATGTTACGCCAGATTTTTTAGCAGTGGTAAAGCAACATCATGATCGTTTAGCTATGCTAGAATATGCGGATGAGAAAAAAATGACAATAAGGGAATTCACGGATTGGGCGATTAACCAAGCTCTTTGCTATAATATTGAAGTTGATGAGGAAGTTTATGTAATAAGCAGAGATGCAGAATTTTCTGTTTTTATAAGAGCAGTTAAAAAATAAAAAATGGAAGAAAACAAAATAAAACTTAGACCGGTAGTTTATACTAACAATTATTTTAAACGTGGGGCTCAAAATACTGCTCAACAAATGTTTTTGTTGAAGGCTCTTCAGGTGACTCAAGATCCACAAAAACTAAGACAGATGATGGGCGTTAAGACTGTCGCAGAAGTTTATAGAACACTGGATAAATTGGCCATGAGAAAAGAGTATCATAGCGCTCTTGCAAGAGCTGGAATATCTTTTGATTTTATAGTCTCCGGTATCAAGCAGATAGCACTGACTGGTTTTAAGGATGGAGATAAATTAAAAGCGTATCAAACTCTTTTGAAGTCGGTTGGATTAGAGAAATATGATAGTGAATCGGCAGGATCATCAGGAACATGGGAAGAAGAATTATTAAAGAGTATAGAAGCTCAGAAGGATAAAAAAACTGGAGTTCAAAAAACTGATGCATTAGAAAAGTATGATGTCAAATTTCCAGAGATTCCAGAGTCAGCACGTAAGGCGAGAGAAGAAGAAGCAGAAATGACTTCTTCGATATATGAAAATAAAAAATAAAATAGATGGACGAAAAAATACCAATAGAGAAACTTCTAGATCCGAAGTTCTATTTAGAGTCATTTACAAAAATTAAAGGTAAAACACCAGGACTAGTTCCCTTTATTCTTAATGAAGCCCAGAAGGATTTATTTAATTCTTTAAATACACATTCTAGGGTTATTATTTTAAAAGCTAGACAGATCGGCTTTTCGTCAGCTATCACTGGTTATCTTTATCATAAAACTATTACAACTCCGGGAACTAACACTGCCCTTATTGGTTATAACTCTGACTTAACGGCAGAGTTGTTGGATAAAGTTAAAACGTTTTATAGAACAACGCCTGCTTCAATCAGGCCTCAAATTTTATATAACTCAAAATATGAGATTTCTTTCCCAGCCATAGATTCTAAAATTCTTGTGCTTCCTTCTAGCGAAAATGTGGGTAGAGGTTACACTCTTCACAATGTGCTACTGACAGAGCTTGCTTTCTGGGAGAAAGCAGAAGAAAAAATGTTGGCTATTGAAAATGCTGTACCTAAAGATGGAAAAATTATTATCGAAAGTACCCCTAATGCTATTGGTAATTTGTATCACAGAATGTGGATGGCAGATAATGGATACGATAAAAAACAGTATGGTTGGTGGTGGCATTATACAGAAGAAGAAATAGAAATTATTAGAAGAAGAATTAATAATCCTATGCGTTTTGCGCAGGAGTACGGTCTTGAATTTCTTTCTTCTGGACGACCTGTGTTCCCTTCAGAACTTATAAAGAGATTAAGGAAAGGGATTTATCATGTTGGTCAAAAAATTAAGGACGAATACGGAATTGAATCTATCGTGACTCAAGATGAAGATGGTTTAATCACTTATTTTGCTCCGAAGCCAGGGAGAAATTATGTTATGGGTGCTGATGTCGCAGAAGGAGTTACAGGTGGAGATCTTTCCGTATTAACTATTTTTGATCGTGAGACAGGAGATGAAGTTGCATTTTGGAGGGGGTATATGCCTCCAGATAAGTTTGGGAATTTTCTTGATAAGGTTGGAAGATCGTACAATGATGCTTTAGCGGTGGTTGAAATAAACAATCATGGGCTAACCACTGTAACTGCTATGAAAAACAAGATGTATCCTCAAATTTATTTTAGGCCGGTAGTTAAAATGGATACAATGGGGCAAAAGTTTAGCGATCGTATGGGATGGAAGACTACAAAAGTTACAAGACCACTCATGATTGATGACTTAAGAGAAGCAACATCTGACGGAAGCTTCAAAATACATACTGAAAACACATTAGACGAAATGCTTACCTTCGTTTTTGATGATGGAGGTAACATGGTTTCCCAAAGTTCTTTTCATGATGACTGTATTTTTGCGTCTGCTATCTGTTTTCAAGGATTTAAAGTCATGTATAAAGGAAAATTAGACCAAATTGATGAAACAAAGGAGCTTCCGCAGTCTTCTCCGTATTAATTTAGGGACTAATGTATGATTTAGATAGAGAATTAATGTTTGTTCTTTAATAATTGCTGTCAAGTTGAGTTATGTTATGTAAAAATATGGCAAAAAATAAGAAAGTAGGTCAAAATACTCCTAGAATTTCTCAGGGTGACCAAAGTGCTCCTGGACTTTCATGGGGATATGGTTATGTTGTGACAGAAAACGTTATGGATCATCTTATTGGCAATGTTATGCCAATAATAGAGATCATGGGTTTACCTGATAAGCAGGAAACTGCGACAAAAGAGCAGATCAAACAAGCAATTAGGAAGATTTTTTACGATGATGCCATTTTCATTAAACCGGAAAGGCATAATAAAATAAGAGAAGAATACTATGCTGCCAAAAGGAAGTCTGATACCGATTGTCTTCCAATGTCAGCAATTTAAAGACTAACATTTAAGATTTAGACAGCAATTATTAGAGAATAATAAAATTATGGCACAGCGTCCCGGATATATTTATTCAGCGAGTAACTACGGTCCTAAAGAGATCGAATTGCAACGTCTTTTTCGTTTACAGCGAGATGATGCAAGAAATTACTTTTTAACAATTATAAAACCTAGACTGGATCGTTCTTATAAACTCTATATAGCTTATGGCGGAGATAGACAAAGAGAAATAAAGAGATGGCAGTCAAATGTCCAGATTCCGTATATTCAAGCTGCGGTTGAGACAATGGTCCCTCGTATAGTAGATGCTAGACCAGAGTTTACTGTTCTTGGAAGGAATGAAGATGATCAAATAAGAGCTGAGAAGCAACAGAAACTTATGGACTTTTTCTGGGAGATGGCCGGTATGGATGCTACGACTGAAGATTTTGTTCGTTCTACTCTTATATATGGAACAGGTTTCTTGCAGGTGAGCTGGAAGAAGGATGTAAGAAAATTGAAATTTTTAAGAACAAAAGATATCGCTAGTAAAAAGTATGCGTGGAAAGAAGAAGAGAAAGTTTTTTTTGATGGTCCTATGTGTGAATGGGTTGATAACTATACATTAATGTACGACTGGCACAATACGGCTAGAAAGAGTAAACAATTTTGGTTTAAGCGATTGGTGCTTACTGAAGGAGAAATAAGACGTAGATATCCAATGGCAGATAAAGAGCGTTTGCAGTTGGCAATTAATTCCCCCGGTGGAGATCTTGTTGATTACGCTGCTATTAGACAACAAGTTAGGACAACAAATTTATATACTACAAAAAGTTCTGCGTCACAGATCATATCAGCTTCTGGGACGATTTATGGAACAGACAAATATTATAGTACGCAGGATAATACATTAAAAATGTATGAGGTTTATGAATGGTGGAGACCATTCGATGATTCTTATTCAGTTATTGTTGGTGGAAGTTATGTCCCAATTTTTAAAGATGGTGCTATGCCAATCCCAATGGATTTTAAAGAGTCTCCATTTATTGATGTTTCTTATTTAAAAATTCCAGGTGAATTTGAAGGTTATGGATTACCGTTGATTCTTGAGAGTCCTCAGATAATGTTGAACCTCGTGAAAAACCAGAGACTTGATGCAGCTACTCTTTCAATCCATAAGATGTGGGTTGTAAATCCATTGGCTAACATCAATAAGGATGAACTTGTTACAAGACCATTTGGTATAATTTATTCTATTGATCCAAATGGGGTGAGAGAAATTCAGTTCAGTGATATTAAAATGTCTGCTTATAAGGAAGAAGAATTGCTTAAAAATGATATGCAATATGCTTCTGGTGTAGACGATTTTTCAATGGGAGTTGGATCTGGATCAAGTAGTGCTACTGAGGTAAGACATTTAAGAGAGTCTACTCTTGAACGTGT